ATTAAAATTTTGTATATTGTTAACACAATTTATTAATGCACTCATTTCATGATCATGATCGTTGATCGGGTATTCAGGGTATTCTAATATTTCATCGAATAGTTCAAAGCCTAAATCAGTTAAACTTCTATAAAATAATCCTTGTTGTTTACTATCTATAATAAAAGGGTGCCCCATCATAATTGGGTATATGCTTTTTTCACTAAAACACACTACCCCGTTCGCTGATGTAGATTCTGTTATCATGCTAAAATAAGATTTATTGTATACCCATATAGGATGATATCTTCTCCTATTATTAAAAGGTGTATCTCCTTGATAATTAAGAGCCCAGTTATTTAATGTTATATCATTTACTCTGGATAAAAAATTGTTGAAACACTCTTCTGATAAAAGTGAATCTATATCTATATTAACATTTCCATTGTAGTTTTTTAATATATCCATTTTGGTTCTATCATGAAATGTATTTTTATATCCTCGTCTGAATTCATCCCATTTTTTATCAGTCATGGCCAGAGAAGAAATGTGTCCTTTATCTCTGCTGTATGTAACTATGCCTTTATCTAAAATGCCTTCGCAGTGTGTTAAAAAGAATTGAGTTATAGTTTTAATAGCATCCGATCTAAATTTTAAATTGTTAAAGATGAAGCTCTTATAAAAATCATGTTTGATATTTATTGTATGATAGTTAATGTTAACATTGAAAAAATTATTTATAAGTCTTGTAAAAAACGAAGGAAATGGTATGTGTCTTTCGTGTAGCGGGATACCATATGACATATCCATTATATAGCAGTTCGGTACTTGGTTACAGATCGAGGCAACCTCTACACAAGGTTCTTGACTACTATAAAGTATAAAAGGTAATCCATTAAAGAACACAGATGCTTTGATTGCAAGAATCTCCCAATTATGGTAACTTCCAATATCTATGATTCTCAATGAGTGTGTGTCGGTTTTGTTATATGTATAATCGCAATCTAAACCTACACTGTTTAAAATATACCTGAATGTATCTGGCTCCCATCCAGGAGTGTGTGCATTTTGGTCGTTCTGTTTAAGGTTAGCAAATTTGCTTTCGTCGTCACTGTGAGTCTTCCATCTAGGATCCTGCAGGCCTAAACTTGCAAGTGTTGTTCCGCTGTTATAATACTCATCAGAGTATACTTTGATCGTTCTCATCGGTAATAAAAAATCCGTATATTTTAGGTGTAGGTGTAATAATTTGATCGATAAAATCTTTACCGCATGTAAAATTATGACTTATGCACTCACCTAATTGATGCCTGCCTGGAGTATACTTGGGATCAGAAAGATCTAAATAATCACCGATTTTTTTATCTACGAGCCACTTGTTATAAATTTCCATTTGGTCGCCGTGCCATTCGTCGTGACTGCAAGCAGTAAAGTCGTACTGCACCCAAGGATTAAGTTCCCATTGCTGACTTATCATATCTTTGTAAACTAGTTCTTCGTCCTCTGTAACACTGCAAGTAAACAAGTCCTTACCGACAGTACCAAAATCTAATGTGAGAGCATTGCTAGAACGCACCATGGTAAAGTGTTCGTAATCTTCAGGTAACAATTTAATCTCTGTTCTTTTAGGTGAGTCGCATTTTAGACTGGTAAAGTATGTAGGCTCAGCACTGTCTATTTTTTCAATACTGTTTTCTACGCCTAACCTTTCATTATAGTGTACTAATAGATTTATGGATTGTAATTTGTTCCAAAGAATATTATGTGTTTCAGCATCAACTTCACCCCTACTCACTTTCGATTCGAGTTCTACCATTCTAGTTTCAAAATGATCGTGTAGTTCGTTCAGGTTTTTATCACGTTTATCAAAAATGTCGACCTCATTTAGTTTCAATTCGCTAGGAATATCAAACCAAATGTTTTCTCTGTAATCAGTGTTAAGCCATTCTATGATACAGTTCATTTCGTTTCTACTGGCTAAAACATCTTCGGTAGTTAACCCCTTATAAATGTCAGCGATCATTCTCCACGATTTTTTACGGCGCCTGACCATCAGATCATAGCAGATTGCATGTATTTTATATCTATATGCATCTATAAATTTTTTAGTAAGTGGCAAGTCGTTTAATTCCCACGTGACCGTTTGCCGCTGGTCAACTTCCATGATCTTTTCGGGTTCGAGGTGCCAGTAAAAATCTTCGCTGACATTACTGCCTGTATAGTTTACAAACCCAGGCTCGTAAACAACGTGATATCTATACCTTGTCATACCCTAATGTCTCATTTGGTGATGTGTTTTCGTTAACAAATTTAAAAATTCTTTGAACATGTTTAACATCTTCTGAATCTCTTACACTGCATACTTCGTTAGCAAAGTGTAGTTCTACACCGTGTTCTACTGCAAGTTGTAATAATGTTTGTCTTCTAAACGGGTCATCAGGTAAGCAGTAGATACTACATATCACAATACCTTCTACACCATAACCAGTAATGTATTTTTCCAAGCCTGGCAACCAATCTAAAAATTCATTTTCGAATTGATAGTCGTTAATCTTGATGTCCTTTTTGTCACAGTAGTCGTTAATAATTCCTCGTTGCATTGGTAATGGAATAGGGTTACTAAATTTAGTATTCCAACCTGCATAACTGATCCACTTTTTGCTAGTATCAATCGGTCTAGTGTCGGGCCTCTCGCCAATGAACCTAAAGTATCCTCCGGGTAGTTTTCTGTGATAATGTCCGCCTATTGGCAGTATTCTGCCATCCATACTCCAACGGGTAATATCAGTGTCATTATTAAAGTTACCGTGTATGTGGTGTTGCTGGAATAAGTGTGCTTGTCCTGGTTCTAGTGTAACTGGCCAACAGTGTGTAGCACATTCTTCTTGTAGTCTATCATAACCCCAACGATTAGCATACGCATCTTTTGTTATTCTGTCACTCTCTTCCCAACCCATGATTTGCATACTGTTATTGCCATAGCATTTAGTGAATGGTGTCCAAATAGTTCTAAGACCTAATCCGTTGCCTACCCAAATACCTTGATGGAATGCAAGTAGTCTGCCTACTTTTGCTTGATTAGGTATAACAATTCTTATTGTAAAGAATCGCTGTATCATCCAGTCGTCAACATCAATTAGCCCAGGTACTGCATCATTATAGTATGAATCAATCTTATCTTGTAGTTCCACAGTGTCAAATTTGGATTGACAGTGCCTACCTAATTCTAAAATTTCATCAGGTGACAGTACTTCATGTACTGTTTCTAGTGCAGTAATTTGTGGGAATTTTTCTTTAGCAACACTTAACCAATACGCCGGCCAATTATGTTTTTCTAAATCATATTTGTATGTTTGATTATCCCATCTCGAGTCTAAATCCTGTAAGCTCATCTTGTGTGTCCTAAAAGTAAATCTGGTTCTGGTTCATCGGTGATAAACTCTAATAGACTGTTAATATAATATAATTCTTCTACACTATCGAGTTTAATTCTTTCATCAACAAAAATAATTGGCTTGTTCTTTTCCAGTGCCAAGTTAAGCAAATAATCTCTACGTTCTTTATCTGCAGTCATACCTAAAATACTAGGTATAATTATGCCGCCAATATGTTCGTCTTTTAAAAAATCTTCTAGCATAGGCTCCCATGTACAGAAACTAAGTTCCAATGGATAATCAACTGGTGTGATGCCGTTGTCTTTGCAAAATTGATCCATTACCATAGAAGTCCAAAAGAAAGGTGTTGTTTTATTAAACCTTGTTTCCATATCAATATAGTTAATCCAGTTTAAACTAGTATCTATATTTGTAATTGGCTTTCTATATGTTTTGTATAACCTAAAATAGCCTCCAGGTCTACGTTTGCCGTAGTTACCACCTTTTAGCAATACCCTAGTGTCAAAACTCCAACGAGTAATGTCTGTGTTATTGTTTATGTTGCCGTGTATATGACCTTGCTGAAACAACCAACTTTGTCCGGGTTCAGTATTACATGGGATAGCATGTTTTAAACACTCTTCCTGTATTTTCTTATAACTCCACTTGTTGTTATAAGTTTGTTGTGTTATTTCTCTACTCGCATCCCAGGGTAAGATTTGCATAGTATTACTATCCCATGCTTTTGTTAACGGTGTCCAAATACTGTACATACCAGGACCATGGCCGTACCAAATACCTTGATGGAAGTTAAGCGTTCTGCCGTGCTTACTTTGATTAGGAATAACAACTCGCATACCTACAACGTCCTGAATCATAAACTCTTCGTTGTCTAATAGGTGTGCAAAGTTTTCTCCTACAAAGTCATCGAGCATTTTAGCAAACTCTTCAGATTTACATATACGTTGCACATTCCAAACAAAATCGTTAATTTCGTTAGGCTTGAAAACTTCATGTACAGTTTCTAGTTCTGTTACTTGAGGGTACTTGTCTCTTACTGCTTGTAAGAAATATTCTCGCCAGTTATATTTTTGTAAATCGTAGTT